GTTCAGCAGTTTTTTGTTTTGGTTTCTCTGGAGCCTTCTCCTTCTTAGCTCCAAATGCCTTCTCTAATTTACTATCTTTTCTCTGAACCATAAAGTCATCACCCATTTTTCACCTTCATGTGGTGGAAGTCCTTGATGCAATGATAAGTCATGCGCCTTATTATTTTCATCTACATTACCAAACATTAGAAGTCTTCCGCCAATGGCTCCGATCACTAAGTTTAATTTAGGGAATGCAGTAGAACCACCAACAGCATTGTTTAAATAAACTAAACATGTTAATATTCTTTGACCACCATTCTCAAGATAGACTCCATCTAAAGCATCGTAATGAGGCTTATACTCCTGATCGTCAGTATATCGCAAAACATTTATAGGCTCTGCTCTCTCTAGCGGAATGGCTGCAATGTCAGCAACTCTTTGACATAACTCTGGAAAGTCAGAGTGTGGAAGGAATACACCATGAGAAGTTCTATCTTTATCAGGGATAAGTCCGTCATCTGTTGCAACTGTGCTTCTTTTTATCTTGCTTCTGGAATGCTCTATTACCTGATGACACTCTTCAGAAGATATAACCCCATCTACCACCGCAATGGTGGGAGTTTTTACATAGACAAACATTACAACTCCTTATTTAAGCGGATTCTCCACTGAGTGCTTTGGGCTGTTGCCCGGATTCTTGTAACCATTCTTTCCCGTGTCAAGAGATTTTATGATCTTCTTTATCCCTTCACTCCCTCCTCTATGAACAGGGGAGTATAAAGTAATTGGACCTTCTACTTCTTTTCGTTTTCCCATTAGCCTTTCTCTTTTTGATTGTCTTGGCCTTTGACGGTACCGCCAGTGCCTAGTTTAGAAATGATACCTGTAATACCACCATAGGCATCCCCCGAACTTTTGGAAGCCTTATCAACAGCTTCTCCTACTTTGTTATCTGAAAAACTATAACCCTTCATTTCTTTAGGCATAACTACCTCCTTACGTAATGTAAAAATACTTGGGCTAATCTACTGCCCTCAAATTTATCCCTCCAATGAGGGTTTATTGTTCCACGATAAATTAGACCATCACCGGCCTCTAAATCTACTTTGTAAATGCTGTCTGTTTCTAAATATATAGGCCAAATATCATCGTTAGGTTCACGCATTAAAGTTAATGTTACACTGAACTGACAACTATTCCTATCTATATGCCTCTTTAATTCATCACCCTTCTTGTATACTCTAAGATAAGAGTAAGTTGGAATAAGACTTTCTCCTACGTGCTTCTCCATATCTGGAGTTAAGTAGCACATTAGGTTCTTCATGGCTAAGTCATCATGCCATGCAGGAGTATCAGGAATCTGTTCGTCTACAAACCCATGTAGCTCTTTGGTAGGTATGGCATCAGGAAGTGTCGCCTTGTTAAAGGCATATACGCCAAGAAAATCCAAGAGTTCACCAGTTAATAACCCCCTTATTATTTTAAAATTAGTATGCCCAAGAGACATAAGAATATCTATCTCCTTTAGTTACAGGCTCCACTCTATGAGGATACATGAAGTTAGATGGAAATATAATAACATCACCAGTCTCAAATGGTACAACCTTATCCCCGAACATTATAAACTCACCACCCTCAAAGTTATCATTAAGCTGCCCAACAACAGACAACATCGGTATTCCTTTTATCTGGCCATCAAACAAAGAACTGATGTGGTCACAGTGTTCAGCCATCTTGTGAGTCTCTGCATACTTTAGAAACTTAATAACTGAATACCCATTCCATCCATTAAACCAGCTATAACCAAAACCTCTAATATACTCAGTTAATGCAGAAGAGAGTTCTTTAATAATAAAGTTATTAGCTTGGGCAAGATCCTCGTACCAGGCTGGGCTTGTAAACCCTATGAACTCTGGCTCTAACTCGTGCTTAGACTTAACTTCTCTCTGCCATCCAAACCCATGTTCAGGATCATTTGACTCATAACCTGTAAAGTCATGACCTTCCCATTCACAAACCTTTAATTTTTCTATAGTAGACTTACAAAAGTCTTTACTTAGGAAGTTCTTTTTATGGAATAAATAATCTTCTATATTTTTCTTCATAGATAAGTGGGGGTTTTTACACCCCCACCTTTACCACCTATACGTCAGCCAAGAAACCACTTGATGCTTGGTTCTTAGATTGGAGTCCGTACTCAGCCAGAATCATCTGCTTTATACTGTCCCCAGTCCTCGCTAGACTTTCGGTCATGAACGGTCGTAGATACGACACAGCCCAGAAGTCAAAGTCTATAAACCAGCAATCACGCGCTCTCTGGAATCGATCTGGAATTATTTTAAAAGTTCCAAAATCGGAAACATAAACGTCAACAGAAGCCACAACATGAGCAGGAGCAGACTTATCTGCTGATGTTCTTAGTTCTGACACTGTTTGAGTTAAGGCCGAAATAACCTGCTTATTGGAAGAACCAACAAGAATGGTGTCTGGAGTTCCACCGCTATCAAAGCATTCTTTGATTACGGTCTTCATACCAGCTTCGGTTAATGTTCCTGTTGATGTAGCGTCACTAGCGGTATCCGTACCATTACCACTGGAAGCAGAACCTAATCCCGGTGGGGAAGGTGCGCCTCCTAAAGTGTGGTAATTGGTAGCTACCCATGCGCCTAGTCCTGCTGTCGCTCTCGCGGTTGCAGGGCCGGGGCTTGGACCAGCACCAGCGGATTGTGCCACATTGTCCATCAACATCTTTTCCATATCACGCTTCATTTCTTTGGCGCGTTTCGCTAACTGATACGCTTGGGAAGATTTACGCCCAGCAAAATTAACGGCCTCGGCTGTTCCAGAAGTCTGGACTGCCTTAACCGATATCTGGGTATAATTCCCCACCCTAGTTGGCTCTTGTACAGCAGAAGAAGTTGGATCATTTCCCTCAGTAGCGCGGTTAGCTGCTGCTGCGGTTAATGCATCTGTCTGCCATTCAAAGTAAGTATTCTCAGCAGTCTCACGACCACAACCACTTAGGAACGGTGTCTCAGTTGGCGAAATATTATATATGATATTACTAAGGTCTTCCCTGATGCCTACTGCACCATAGGTTTCCCTAGTATTCGTAGGAATTGCCATATAATATTCTCCTATTAAAGATCAACGAAATCCTCAAATAATCCTACTGCATCATTTACATGACCGGATTGTTTAAGGCGCTTCATTTTAGTATGACGCACAGCCTTATTACTGGCAGACTTCTCAACACCCTTTCCACTCTTCACAACCTTTACCTTCTTTTTAACTTTCTTGGTCTTGAGGTTCTGAGCCTTTCTTTGGGAATCTTCCCATGCTTTAGCTTGCATAAGAATAATGATAGAACGATGGTCAAACAATTGTTTAACCTCTTCATCATTAAAACCTTTAGAGTTGGCAAAGGTACGCAGATCAGCAGCAATTGCCTTTTGCTGCTCTGGAACACCCCAGGCTGGTATTAATTTTACCAGCTTATTGTATTCCTCTTGCGCCCATTGGTTGAATTGTTGTTGATGCTCTTGAGCCTGATATTCATTCTCTTGAGCTTGTGCCTGTTGCAGTTGTTGTATATTAGCTTGGGCTTCACGATACTCATCCCGTTTAGTAAGGTACTCTTCCTTATCTTCCGCTTTCAATCGTTCCCAATCTATATTCTGATATTCTTTTAGAGATGCAAGATTTAACTGTGCTGCATCTGATAAAGAACGAATATACTGCTGTCGAGCTTCCTGAGTCTTGGCAACCTCTTGCTGGTAGTATTGACCAGCTTCATCAAGTTGCTTACGATACTCGCTTAACTCTTGCGTCTTACGTGTATAATCCTGTTGTCGAGAGTATCCCTTTAAGAGTTCTTCTTCAGTAACCTCATAATCTTTGCCGTCTACTTTGACAGCATATAACTGAGGTGTGTCGTCCTCCTCCTCAACGATTTCTTCTTCGACTTCGGATTCTTCTGAGTCCTCCTCCTCCTCTTCAGATTCTTCATCAGATGCTTCCAATGTTTCCTCTTCAGGTTCGGTTGATTCTTCAACGTCCTCTACTTCTTCTTCAGACGTTTCGGCTTCTTTCTTCTTAGGTGTCTCCTCTTCAGGTTCCGTCAAAGATAGAAACGCTTCTTGTGCTTCCCTTATACTTCCTTCTGGAAGAGTCGGGATTACTGCTGGTTGCGGGGCTTCTTGCGTATCCGCCATAATAAACTCCTTGTTAGATAAATGGATGTTGCTCTTTAAGAACCTTGTTCATATGTCCAGTTTCAACTATGGACTGTAGATGACCATGTATTCTATCGAGCAGTCTCATTGCAAGCCAGATTGATTCTCTAGCTTCAACTTCTGTGGAACCGCTGACATTCCAGCGATTCATTAAATCTTCTTTTATTACATTAAACGACTCATTAAATAATGGATCATTTAAAAGTGAATTAGCTCTTCCTTCCCTCTCTTCTGGTGTCATGTGGCTCCTATAGCTACGGCTCGTTTCTGTTCTCTTTCGAGATTAAGTTCTTGCTGTTTAAGGCTGGAATCAATTTGTAACTTCTCGTACTCCTGCTGAATCTTCTGTGCCTTTAACTGAAGTTCACCAGCTTTGATCTCTAGTTCTTGTTTCTTAATCTGCGCCTCCATCATAGTGGCCTGGTCTTCAGGTGAAGGCTGCTCTTGTTGTTGCGGAATTGTTGCTGGGTTAGTTAAGTAGTCATCTACATTCTGGAAGCCCATCGCCTTAACCAATGACGCTCCCAAGTTATACATGTTCTGCTCGTTTACAATTCTTAACCCACCCTTCATTGCTTCTCCTGCAAACTGCAGCATTCTGGAAAGGTGAGCCATCTGTTGATCTTTGTTTCCTTGACCCAAGGCAACTGACACAGTGCAGTCAAACTTATCGTTCCATACATCAGGACGCACAGGAACCCATTGGTTACGCAACATAACAACTCTTTCATGATCTTGGTTCTTCATAAGTAATTCATAAATGGTTGTCATTAAATCTTTAACACCAGTCTCAGCAAAGTTTCTAGCTATCAGCTCTACTCGACTTTGCGCTGCACCCATGACTGCATTAACAGCCGTAGCGGTGGTATGAGATGTTAAAGCATTCTCATTCAACCCTTGTGACATCCTCGATACACCAGCTCTTGATTCTCTCACTCCATCCAGGTATTCTAACATCTGGAAGGAATAAGGTTCTAATGCTGGAGTTGCTAAAGGTGTAACTGCATTTGGAGACTTAACTCTAACCACGCCACCAGGTCGTTGGGTAAGAAGGTCGT